AAAGTAACTCTAGAGGATGGAACGGTCATTACAGCCATGGTGTACATCATGACCGATAAGATTCTGGATAGGATCCATCTCAACCTTCCAAGCAGAAGTTATCTTGAGACTGTGAAAGAAGGTTATAGGGCTGCCGGATTTGATGAAACATTTATAGAAGAGGCTCTGGCCATCAGTGAAAAAGCCATTAAGAAGTACCCGCCGAAATTTCTATAAGCCTTAGAAAATATACATCATTTCTCAAGATAAGACTTGCATTTATGTAGCTTTAGAGTGATATATGGTAGTACCAAAAGCAAACAAAATGCAAGGAGGTCAAAGAAATGGTGATTCAGAAGAAAGACAGGTTTGAAAACAGAAGTGGTAAGGTTTATGAAATCGCGGGAAAATGGGATCGGGATTTTATCCTGGCTCCTATTGAAGAAAGTGATGATGAATGCCTGATCTACACACCTGGTGAAATGGAGGAATTTCTGGAAACAGGGTATTTCAAAAGAGTGGGAGGGAGAAAGTGATGAAAGCCTTATTCGGTAGAAAAGTGTGTGACCTAGTGGAGCTTAAAGAACTCACCCACCAAGCCATCAAAGAAGGAAAGAAAGGTCAGCCATACACCATCACGAGAGAAGTGATCCTAAAGGATGAAGAGTTCAGAGATTTTGCTCAGGACTTTTTCAAAGATCAGCCTTGGATTTCCCATGAAGATGGTGGGATGGACCAAGACGGTAAGATCAGATGCATCAGAGTTGTAAACATCGATACCGGAGAGAAGGTCCTGATAAATACGGAAGGGTATGATTACCCACGTTACACTGGTCTTGAACTTTAAAAACTAAAAAAAAGCAAAAAGCAGGCTTAGCGGCCTGCTTCTTTGATACAAGCAATACAATTATTGCAGATGAGTTTTCCTTTGAATTTACGAGTGCCTTTTGCATTACCGCAGATTGCGCACTGTGGCTCGTACTTGCCGAGGATGATGGTATCCTCACTGGTGAAAATCTCAAGTGGTGATTTCTGATCGATGCCAAGTGTATCTCTTAGTTCTTTTGGGATGACGATTCTTCCAAGCTGATCAACTTTCCGAACAATGCCTGTTGATTTCATTTGCACCTCCTAGGTTGTTACTACTATGGTATATGAAAGAAATTACCAATTCAATGGTAGAGCTTCCAATTCCAAAAATAAAATAAATCACTTGCTATATCCTGTGTTTAGAGTGATATATGTAAGTACCAAAACGAAGGAGGTATGAAAATGGACCGGAAAGAAATGATCAAACAACTGGGCAAGCACTTTGGGGTGAAACCTAAATACCTTAGTGTTCCAAGCTTTGCTTATGAAATCAGAACAGAAAATGAAGTCTACACCATTGACAGACATGGCGGTATTACGAAGGGCGATGGAGCTTTCATCACTATGGAAGAAATCATGAATCAACAATTGGAACCAGAGCCACTGACTGATCAAGAGCAAAGTGATGAAGTGCAGATGAATGAAGTTGAAATTCATGAGGCAGATCAAAATGCAGAATCAACTAATCTGCTAGAAGAACTTAGTGGGGTCGAAGTTAAACTGAACTTTGAAGAGCACACAGCTGATAGCCTGAAGAATATCATCAACATGCTTTACAGCAAACAGCGGCTTATCATGATGGCTTTTGAAACAGAGGAAGCCTTCATGGATGATGGGTTTGCAGAAGACCTGAACAAGCCAGAGATTAAGGATTTAGAGGGACTTAAAGAAGCCCTTGAAGAACTGGGGACAAACAGGTGTCCAGGATTTCAGATTGATTTTAATGAGAAGACGTTCACCTTCAAACTTCACAGCTCAAACTTGAATCCAGAAAGGATCAAGGCGTTTAAGGATTTATGTGTTCTCATAGCGAACTATGCCAGAACCTTAAGCCGCGCATCCTATAAACAGGCCCAAGATGACAATCCAAAGTATGCCCTTAGAACCTGGCTGATTCGCATTGGGATGAATGGTCCAGAGTATAAGGAGACCAGAAAGACACTCCTAAAGCGCCTGGAAGGAAGTGGTGCTTTTAGAAAGGTGGATGAAAATGATGAAACCTAAATGCAGACTCATCGGAGAGGATGGAAACATCTTTAATCTCATGGGAATTGTGTCACGAACCCTGAAGGAAGCTGGGGAGCCTGAAAAGGCCGATGAAATGATTAGGCGAATCACGAGTGGTGCTAAGAGCTATGATGAGGCCCTGTCCATGTTAATGGAATATGTGGATGTGGAGTAGGAGGTGCGAGTAGATGGATCGATTTTTTAGTCAGAAGTATTGTGACCGCTGCGGTGGCTGCTTAGAAGGTGGGCGAATTATGTCCATGTTCAATGAGCAGTGCATCTGCATAAGTTGCAAAGAGAAGGAAACAAAAGACCCTGAATACAAAAGGGCCGTGGAAGCAGACCATGAAGAGATTCGAAAAGGGAACTTTAATTATAAAGGAATCCGTGGAAAATAACCTATCTGCATAAAAACGGTTTAATTTTATGCAGATAATAAGAATAATGTGCAGTAAAGAATAATGCGTGATAGGGACTTTCAAAGGAAGGTTCCTTTTTCTTTGCAGTAAATGAAGGAGGTGAAAGTTATGGCAGGTAGAGGAAGACCACCAAAACCTACAGCGGTCAAAGAGCTGGAAGGAAATCCAGGAAAAAGACCACTGAATAAGAACGAACCAAAACCAAAACAGATAGCACCCAAGTGCCCGTCATGGCTGGAACCGGATGCCAAGAAAGAATGGAGAAGGCTATCAAAAGAGCTGGAAGCCATGGGATTACTGACGGAGGTGGATATGGCTGCCTTTGCCGGGTACTGTCAAGCCTATGCTAGATGGAAGGAAGCAGAGGAATTCATCTCAAAGCATGGATCCATTTTGAAGACAGCTTCAGGATACATTCAGCAGATTCCTCAAGTATCCATTGCCCAGCAGAACCTTAAGCAGATGAGAAACTTCTGTTCAGAGCTTGGGCTAAGCCCATCGGCTAGAAGCAGACTCAACATTAATAACAGTGGGAACACCATCGAGGGCGATGCCATGGAAGAGCTGCTTTCAAATGTACCAAAGGCGGAGGACATTCTGGAAAAGAGTAAGGACGACTAATTTGAAAGGGGGAGACGCCAATGCCATTTAGTGAAGCTCATGCAAATCACGCCATAAATTTTATCGAACAATTGAAGCTGACCAAGGGCAGATGGGCCGGTCAGCCTTTTAAGTTACTCCCTTGGGAAAAGGATCTGGTGAGGCACCTTTTTGGAACCTTGAGAGAAGATGGCACCCGCCAGTACCGAACAGCCTATGTTGAGATTGGCAAGAAAAACGGTAAGTCGGAGCTGGGCGCAGCCATTGCATTATATATGCTTCTTGCTGATGGAGAACCTAATGCAGAGGTTTATGTAGCCGCCTGTGACAGACAACAGGCCAGCATCATTTTTAACACTAGTATGAACTTCGTGGAAGGAAATTCCACACTTTCAAAAGTGACCAATCTGGTAAGGTCCACGAAGCGAATCGTCTATCCAAAGACGGGCAGTTTCTATCAAGTACTAAGTTCCGATGTTAAGTCAAAATCTGGGATCAATGCTTCTTGCGTTATCCTCGATGAGATTTGGACCTATCCGAATCCGGACCTTGCCAAGATGCTGACCACCGGTTCAGGAGATGCCAGAACCCAGCCACTCTTTTTATACCTCACCACGGCAGGGAATCAACTCTCTGGCTATGGCTGGGAGATGCATCAAAAGGCGAAAGACATACTGGAAGGCAAGAGAGTAGATCCGACATTCCTCGCCATTATCTATGGGCTAGAGGACGATGCGGATATTGAAGATGAAAATAACTGGTATAAGGCCAATCCAAGTCTTGGTCATACCATTTCTATAGAGAGAGTCAGGGAGCACTACAATCAGGTCAAAGACGATCCGGCAGATCTCGCCTTGTTCAAACAGCTGAGGCTGAACATGTGGTTAAAACAGGAAATCAAATGGATGCCCATGGATAAGTGGGACCTTTGCAACTATCCTGTAGACCCGGAAGAGCTGAAAGGGCGAGTCTGCTACGGAGGTCTTGACCTGTCCTCAACCAGTGACATAACTGCTTTTGTTTTAGTGTTTCCACCACTTGAAGAGGGAGATAAGTTTCAGGTGCTCCCATACTTCTGGCTTCCGGAGGAAACCCTTCATCAGCGGGTGAAAAGAGACAGCGTACCTTATGATATCTGGCACAGGCAGGGACTTCTCAATCTCACAGAAGGAAACGTAGTCCATTATGGGTTTATCGAAAAGTTCATTGAGCGACTTGGTGAGAAGTACAACATCAGAGAAATCGTCTATGACCGCTGGGGTGCTACCCAGATGAGTCAGAACCTTGAGGGGATGGGTTTTACCGTTGTGCCTTTTGGTCAGGGATTTAAGGATATGTCACCACCTACAAAGGACCTGATGAGGCTGACCTTAAGTAAGCAGATAGCCCATGGTGGGCATCCGGTCTTAAGATGGATGGCAGATAACATTGTGGTCAGAACGGACCCGGCTGGAAACATCAAGGTGGATAAGGAAAAGTCCTCAGAAAAGATCGATGGTCTCGTGGCCATGATCATGGGCCTTGCCAGAGCAACAGTGAATCCACCGGATGATGATGGGTCCATTTACGATGAACGTGACATGATCATTTTAGGATAGAAGGGGGTGAACAACAATTATGGCGAACTTTTTTAAATGGCTCTTTAAGGCAAGGGCAGAACCCACAGATAGTGTCAGTAGTGCGCCGAACTTTTATATGGGGCAAAGTATCTCTGGGAAAATAGTCAATGAGCGAAGCTCCATGCAGACCACAGCGGTATTTGCCTGCGTGAGAATCATTGCAGAGACGGTGGCATCTTTACCTCTTCACACTTACAGGTATCAAGGTGACGGAAAAGAAAAGATGTACACCCACCCACTGTATAGAATGTTACATGATGAACCAAACCCAGAGATGACATCTTTTACTTTGAGGGAGACCATGATGACTCACCTTCTTCTTTGGGGGAATGCCTACTGCCAGATCATTCGAAATGGTAAAGGAGAGGTGGTGCATCTGTATCCCCTGCTTCCTGACAAGATGACGGTGGATCGAGATAAGAATGGGAATCTTTACTATGCTTACAGGAAGGACAGCACCACCCATTATCTAGGACCGGAGGATGTGCTTCATGTACCGGGGCTTGGCTTTGATGGCGTCATGGGATACTCACCGGTAGCTCTTGCTAAAAATGCCATCGGACTGAACATAGCCGCTGAAGAATATGGCGGAAGGTTCTTTGCAAACAACGCTACTCCAAGCGGTATTCTTTCAACTTCAGGAACCATCAAGGATCCTACAAAGGTGAGAGATGCTTGGCAGGCGGCCTATGGGGGAAGTGGAAATAGCAATAAGGTGGCGGTCCTTGAAGATGGTCTTCAGTATCAAGCCATCAGCATGCCAAACTCCGATGCTCAGTTTCTTGAGACGAGGAAGTTTCAGATAGAGGAAATCTGTAGAATCTTTCAGGTGCCACCCCATATGGTGGCGGACCTTAGTAAGAGTTCATTCAGTAACATTGAGAACCAGTCCATCAGCTTTGTGGTCCATACCATCCGGCCTTGGCTGGTTCGAATAGAGCAAGCCATGAACAAGAAGCTCTTTCTTGAAAAAGAGAAAGGTCAGTGCTTCGTGTCCTTCAATGCATCGGCACTGATGCGAGGGGATTATAAATCCAGGATGGATGGTTACGCCATCGGTATTCAGAACGGATTCTTCTCCGTCAATGATGTAAGAAGGATGGAGAACATGGATCCAATCTCTGAAGAAGACGGTGGAGACCTGTATCTTGTGAATGGCAACATGCTGCCTCTAAAGATGGCAGGGGCTTATGCAAAGAAAGCCATGGATGAGTCTGGTGGTGATGGTCCTGATGAGTAGTGTATAAATAAGGCCATTTCTGTGGACAACTACAAAGTTAAATTTAAGTATCAACAGCATTTCTCTTAATGAGGAGTGCATTTTTTATGGGAAAAAGGAGGTCGATTAGATGGATAAATTTTGGCGATGGGTGGTGAATGAAGCCGATGAGCCTACGGTAAGAACCCTGCATCTTGAAGGGTACATTGCTGAGTCTTCTTGGTTTGATGATGACATCACCCCTAAACAGTTTAAGACAGAGCTTTATGCCAGTGGGCCGGAGACGGATGACATTGTTGTAAAGATACACTCACCAGGTGGTGACACCTTCGCAGCAGCGCAGATTTACAACATGCTAAAGGAATATCCCGGAAAAGTCAGTGTTCATGTGGATGGGCTAGCAGCCAGTGCCGCTTCAGTCATTGCCATGGCGGGAGATGAGGTGTGTGTTTCTCCGCTATCAGTCATCATGATCCATAACCCAGCCATGCTTATTGCTGGTGAGGTGGCGGATCTGCAGGTGGGGATTAACCTACTCAGCGAAGTAAAAGAGAGCATTATCAATGCTTATCAGACAAAGACGGGACTTTCCAGAGCGAAAATCTCACACATGATGGACGCTGAAACCTGGATGAGTGCCCATAAAGCCATCGAGCTGAAGTTTGCCGACAAGATTCTCTATGAATCAGAGCCGGTAGATGAAGGTTCCGGTGGCTTTATCTTTGACCAGATGACCGTGACAAATGCGCTAAGGAACAAACTCCCTGGTATTCAGGCGAGGATGAAGTATCTTAAGGCGCATGATGATGACGGTCAAACTAAAGAACCTGAAAAGAGTGCGGATCCTGTACCACAAGGTGAAGACGATTTGAAGGATCCTACCCAGTCAGTAAACCATATCCCTATTGCCCAGCTGGAAAGACGGCTGGAGCTGATTAAAAATTGGAGGTAATGAATATGAGTAAAATCCAAGAACTAAGAGAGAAACGTGCCAAGGTTTGGGAACAGGCTAAAGTCTTCCTAGACGAACATCGTCAGGAGAATGGTCTGATCAAACCTGAGGACAATGCCGTCTATGAAAAGATGGAAGATGAAGTGGTCAACCTTGGAAAGGAAATCGAGCGTCTTGAGCGTCAGGAGATGATGGACAGGG